AACTCCAAGCAAGTGAGCAACACAAAGCTCTTCGAATTCCAGAGTACTTGACTTTCGAATCCAGTCAAGTGAACTTAATAATTTGGGCAAATTTCCCCCAGCGACAATTAAGTCACCGAGGTGCGGAACGAACCTTTCAAAAATAGAGTGTGAAAGAAACACGGTTCTACTAGGAGGAACAGGAAGTTCTCTCGCTAGTTCAATCATTACGTTGTATTGTTTTAGCCAATGAGCCATTTCTGGTAAGCCAACTGGAGCATCTTCCCTTTCTGAAAAATCCAAATCGTCACCGTTGATTAACAACCTGACAAATTCGTCAAAGTTCATATTAGGAGGAGCCAGGGCCCTCCAAGCCAAATACAATGCAAGCCAAAAGATCAATGAATTATCATGACCAGTGTTTTTCCATCCACTCTTCTGATGGTAAAGTCGGTACATCACTCCAAGAGCGACTACAACACCACAATAAATAGTACAATAAAGCCAGAATACAGCATCAAAGTATTGTTGTGGCAAAAAAGAAGCTCGGACAAGGCATACCACTCTCGCAAGAGTGAGATTGCAACGAGTATCCCATCCAGCACCGTCAGCATCCCATGCTTTTGGAAACAAGTTCATGATTGCAGAAACTAATTGGGGTCCAGGCACCTGAATACCAATGGTAACAGGGTGTTCTCCTAATGTCTCCATCAATCGATTATTTTGATCCTCGAACAATTGGGTACTTGGGGCTAAATGGTGTACAGGGCAACCATTAAAAATACGCGTTTTGTCTTCGTTAACTTTTTCTTCAGGTCGTAGCTCATCTTTCAGAGTAGAAGCACTGACACATTCCACTTCTTCACCTTTCATTATTCTCCCAGAGGCATCTTGAATAACATCACCATACTTTTGGAAGGCGACTTCCTTGGTATCGCAATCGTAGTAGTAAGGATAACCTGGGCTCTTAGTCATATCCATAAGCTTTACAGCCTCGGCATAATCAAGAACTTTAGAGTCATCCCAAATACCACTCAAGCGTGATCGAAGGAAATTAAAAGCATCAAGAGCTTGATCCTCACTGAAGAGGCATTTAGGCTCCTTATACTTCTCAAATCCCTTTCTCATGGCTTTCACTGTCATTCTAGATGGAACATAGGGGGTTTTCTCTCTAGAACTCCAAGGTGTTGGAATAAAGTGTGAACTCGCTAAAGGTCTAAACGGAACATTCTTAATGACTGCAAGTCCAAAGTCATTAGAATCTACGCCTCCTAAGCCCGCAATTAAGGGTGCTTGGAGGCGGGGAGGACGTTTTTTGGATTGTCAAAATAGGACAGGAATGCAGCGTCGACTGGGATAGCCAGGTTGTCAACACCTTTCAGACCAGCTGAAAAGTGAAAAGCAACAACTTGACCATCTACGTTAACATACACTCCAAAACAATCTCCTGGTTCAGAGGAAGTCGTAACCCGAACTTGTTTGCCAAAACCACCTTCTTCAATAGATTTGATCATTCCAAAGCAAATTTCTTTGCCATTGAAAAAACAAACCCTCTGACCTTCTTGGGGTAAGGCAAACCTGTTCTTTTTAAGTTTAGCAGGACCATCAAAAGGAGCTGACAATATCATGTCAGAGTTGCATGGCTTGAAATCCTTCTTAATGGGTGAAATCGGAAACTCCACTCCATCAAATTTGAACTTCTTAGCTCCAGCAGCCAATGAATGATTATTCCAGCCAACTCCCACAAGCGTCGACACGGCATGAGACAAAACCTTT